TTTGCATATAATAAGTGGTGTGAAGATATTGTATATCCTTATATTACGTTTCCACTTATGAGATATGATATGGATTTTTATTTGAGGTGGCGTAAATTTAGGAATACAGTTAAAAGGTGTGCACGGGATACAATTGAACAATTTCAACGACCTAGAGTGCAGATAATTAGTCTTATATCAGCCTCACTCATTTGGCCTAAGGCGAGTACGGTGTGTGTACTAGGATGTGCTGGTTATAAGTCATACATGAATGTAATGAATGGTAATGACCATGCTGATGAAGCACTCAGACATACATGGACTAATATTAAAAGCGTGTATCCCAGCGTTGTTCGTGACATGATTATTCCTAGTGCTGTTACGAGTTATATGACATATGTAGGAGTACCGCATTTGTATGACACAATTGTTAATGCTAGTGCTAATACTATGATAAAACAACAGTCCACTCTTAATCCTACGCCAGCAGAAATTAGAGAACTTGATGCTCAAACTAGTGCGCAAGCATTTAAGCCCAAGTTTGAAGATCGAATTAAGGATGCAGTTCCTGTGCAAGTGAGTAGGAGGTCTGGTGAAGTTGCAAATCTTATTGCGCGCAATCTCATGCATGTGAGGAGAGGGAGTCATGTTACCAATGGATTAATGTTGAAGTCTGGGTTTATATTGCTTCCTCATCATTTCATGGTAAACGAAACCACAAAGTATAAGTTTACTCGAAAGGCGAATGTAGACGGAGAATGTGGCAATGCCACTTTCGAGTGTCTCATATCATCAGTCGACTTTGTGCGCGTAGCAAATCATGATTTAGTTGTTGCATATTTATATAACTCTGGTGACGCAAAGAACATTTTAAATACATTTGTAGACCGCACACCCATGGTTGAGCGCACTGGTCATATGTTTTATAGAAATAGGGATGGAGTTTTGGAAATAAAACCTGTTACTGGCATTCGATCATGTACCACTACGAACAATCATATTATAAATGGTAAGAGGGTTGATTTTCGAGGTCTCCAATACATAGCTGAAGGCAATTGTGATGGTATGTGCCTGTCACCGATTGTTACAGATGATATGAAATCTTACATTGCCGGAGTGCATCTAGGAGGCGATGGAGTTAGAGAAGCTCGGGGTGGCACACCTCTTTATGGAGAATTGGAAGCCGCTTTGCAAACTCTTTATGCGCAACCTCACATTCAAAATATTGCAAGTGAAGGTACTCTCATTAGGAAACAATTTGGTGTTGAAATATTGGAAGAGAAGATTCATGAGAGGTCGCCTTTAATTTTATTAGAAGGTGAAAGGAATTATAGAGTGTATGGATCAACTGTTGGAAGATCGCAGCCATCTTCAAAAGTTATTGATACACCTATTTGCAAAACTGTGCGTGAGAAGCTAGAAGTTACGAAGAGCTGGTGTGCACCCCGGTTTCGGGGTCCTGATAAACAGTCGCCATGGCTTCCGTGGGTGACTTCTTTAAAGAGTTCTACTGCTCCGAGTATAGGATTTAGTGGTGCTGAGGTTGCACGAGCCGCTGACGATTATATGGTTGAGATCGCAAAGCGCATTAATGACGATCTCAGCTTTTGGAAGGATGACGTCAAAGTTCTTACAAAACCACAAGTTGTTAATGGTATACCTTGCACCAGATTTGTTGACAATATGAAAAAGTCAACATCGGTGGGTTTTCCAACTGGTGGAACTAAGGAGAAGTGGTTGCGTGAGTGTGAAGATCCGCTCGGCGTATATGGGGATTACGTTGAGCTTCATGAAGATTATTGGATACAAGCTGAAAATATGGAGACAGAATATTTGGCGGGTAGGAGATGTTATCCGATATGCAAATCATCATGTAAAGACGAGCCTACTCTATCTACGAAAGAGAAGGTTAGGATTTTTCAAGCCGCGCAGTTAGCGTTCCAACTACTTGTGAGGAAATATTATCTTCCGGTGTGTAGATTTTTGTCACTCAATCCACTTTTAAGTGAATGTGCAGTTGGAGTGAATCCACACTCAAGGGAGTGGTTTGAGTTATCCACTCATATTACCAAACATGGGAAAAATAGGGTGTGTGCAATAGATTATAAGGAGTATGATTTGCGCATGCCTGCACAGCTTACGTTTTGTGCACTCAAAATTATGCAGAGGATAGCTAAGATGTGTGGATATTCCGAATCTGACATAATTATTATGCAGGGGATTGCTACTGATATTTGTTGGCCCATGTGTGCATACAATGGTGATTTGATAATGTTGCTTGGTTCAAATCCTTCCGGAGTAAATGTTACGGTATATCTTAATGGTATTGTCAATAGCTTATTACACCGTTTGGGTTTTTTCAAGATTTATCCCAATGAAAGAAAGACGTTTAGACAATGTGCTTCATTGATTACATATGGTGATGATGCTGCAGGGTCTGTGGACTGGTGGCATTCAGGGTTTAATATGATCACTTTTAGGGATTTCTTAGCACAACATGAAATGACAATTACAATGGCAGAGAAGGATGCCGCATTTAAAAAGTTTATTACTATAGATGAATGCGATTTCCTTAAGCGTAAGTTCGTCTACGATAAGCATTTTGGTACAATTGTGGGACCTCTTAATGAAACTTCAATTCACAAATCATTGTGTTCCATTTTGAAGTCAAAAGAAGTATCACCAATTGAAGTGAGTGCTATGAATCTATGTGGTGCGGCCGATGAATACTTTTTCCATGGTAAGGCTGTTTATGAGGATAGAATAGGGAAGTTGAGAGAAATTGCACAGAAGCATGACATTAGTCATGCAACACAGGCGTTACAATTGTCTTTCACAGATAGATTAGAAATTTGGAAAAAACAAAATCCTGAATAAGGTCATCCGTCTCCTCGATGGATGTAAAATTAAATAGAGGTGCAAGTATTTGGTTACCGTGACAACATGATGGTGATGCTTATGTGTTGTTTCAGGCTTTGCTTGTAGGCGTATTATAAATTCCGAAGGAGTTGGTTGCCAACCGAAATAGTCTAGTCTACTGTGTTTAGTTGAGTCACAG